GTGCGCTATGCATGTGGACAACCAATGGGGGCTAAATCATCATGGGCAATGTTAGCCCTGACACATCATGTTATCGTTCAACAGGCGGCAAACAATGCCGGGGCCACGGACTACATGGATTACGCCCTCTTAGGGGACGATAATACTATGTGTGGATCCGCCGTGGCTTCTAATTACTTAACTATCATGCGTCATTATAGTGTTCCAATCAACCTGGACAAATCAGTTACACCCTTCGCAGGGGCTGTTTCGGCAGCAGAGATTTGTAAGAGAGTTTTCGTTGACGGGGTCGAAATCACTGTTTTCCCGGTTAAGTTGATTGCAAAGACAATCATGAACGGACGTTTAGCTGCTCAGCTTCAGAACCACATTACACCACGTATGAGTAACCTACCGTATAAAGTTTTATTAGAGTGGATAGGTGGTTTAATAGATGAGCAATCTTTACGATTCCTAACTATACTCAACATGCTACCCCCAGCAATATCTGGTCTATTACATCCTCAAATGCCGTTAATCACTAAAGAGAAATTGGCCACCTTCTACCCTGGGAAATCAGTCTCACCAGACGATATCACAGAGGGCTTCACATACACTGCGGTCATTGAGCAGATGAAACGACTGGATGCACTACTACGTCAGACTCAGATCATAACCGCGGCTATTGAGACGAATGCGTACGGATATCATACTCAGAGGATAGGGGACTTAGGTTGGCAGTACGCTGACCCGAATTATGATATCACCAAGCTAGCCGCCTCGATGCCGAAGTTCAATGCCACTCATCCAATCGTGAAAGGATCAACAGCCGAGAACGAGCGAATTGGTAACCTACTGGCTAAATTACGTACTGGCGAGAAAGACACTATGGTTGAGGCACGACGACGTTTATTAGATATGTTCCGTAACTCACTTACCGACGCTTGGGCGGATAGAGCTTCAGCTCTGGGGCAGGCCGACCGATCACTTGTGCAACGCTCTCTTACCGCTCTTACTGATATTGTTATGTACAGACCACTGCGCCGTGATCAAAACGGTGTGGTTATCTCGAAAGGGCACCACCTTTCTTTCACTGTCTCATTTGCTTATCTCAAACGTATGTGGACTGTGGACTGGTTCCTTGGAAAACCGGTCGGCATTAACATTGTACGATCGAAAGTTATCCAGTCCGCTACTCAGGCCACTGATCGCTTTAATCATGTTTCTACTACCATCGACTTTAACCGAGAGTTCACCCCAGGCCGAGTCACTAAACCTCTCGAGTCAGTCCCACTTTCTTCTATCGCACGCAGAGTTGATCCTCATATTGAGGACCAAAGACCGTCTTCTTAAAAATTCCCCCCCCAAGGGGACTCGAGTCAATGTGTTATGCGGGTTG